AGTCTGTCGTCTATCTGTGTTCCTTTAGGTGGTGTTATTTTTTGACAATTTTTTCTTAATAAAGTTAAAGTTGCTCTAAAGTCTTTTGGTTTTAAAGGTTCGTGATAAATTCCTGTTTGCTCCCAAATCAAATCCAATAAATCTTTTTGTTGGGTCATCATCTTTCTATTAATTGCAACTACTTCGGCCTTACTTCCATCTGGAAGAGTTACATTAAATCTATATTCAGGTTCTGCATACATAATAATTTGAAAATCGGTTATTTCAGGAAAAGAAGTTATAGTGTCTGATTTAACTCCAAAAGGTCTTGAGTAACACAGACTTCTCATACATTTACTATATATTGGATCTTCATAGCAAGTGTGACCTGCTGTTTCTCCACTCCAAGCTTTAATTTTAGAATCTAATTTTGATTTATCCCAGGGAGTTTCTAAATATTCATAATTTGCTTTTGATACAGCATCCTGCCATTTATCTTTGTATTTCTTTTTAGCAAAGACCATGTAGTTGTACATAAATCGATCTCGACCATCGTCTAATTTTTTCTTTGAGCATAAAGCTAAACATGGTGGACCATCTTCAAATTCTGGATTTGTTCCTAGTAAAATATTTCTGTGGGTTTCTTCTACTAATTTATCTAAAGTTTTTCTGTCTATTTTTGATTCGTTGGCATATTTAATAAATTCTTCTAAAGATAATTTAGAATTATTCTTATCTACCGCATAACGATTAGTCGCACCATTATTGTAATAAGGTAAATTTATAAATTGTCCTGGTTTAATTTCTCCTTTGCCATCTTTTTTTAATTCTTTCTGTTTAGGAAAAACCTCTGTCTTAGGTTTTAACCCTAATGGCAAGAGAAAAGATTTTAAACCATCTATTAAATCTGCCGTTGGTATTGGTTCATTCATAAAGAGGTAGCAATGAAGACCACCACTTTTGGATAAAAGTGGAACTAGGGGTAATTTGTATTGTTGAAATAAAGCTAGATAATAATCTACTTTAAAACTTGAATAATCTTTTGAATCTATGTCTATACAACCAAATTGTGCTGTCTTATCTGGTCGACAAGGCTGTATTCCAATTGAAATTTTTCCTTCTATGTGACTTCTATAATCAGAATTAGTAATAGGTCTTCCTGCCCAAGTATAATCTGGTTTTAACTTACTTCTTTCAGCGTCAAATTCTGATTTAGATAGGTTGGCAATTCCAAAATCACCTTCATATCCTTTAAATAATTCTATAAATTTTTCTACCATAATGATCCCTGTTTCGGGCGGGTTCCACTCTCGCTTTCCCCGCCCTATTTTCCTCGAGTAAAAATCTAATAATTAGATTCTTCGGAAGACCCCACGATGTTTGCATTACTTGTTTTTAAAGAATTGTAAAAATCCTTTGCCATTTGATATAGGGCAGAATTATCTACTTTTCTTATAAGTGATACTTTGTATCCATGCCAAGTAAAGCTACCAATATTTTCAACAGAAGTTAATTTGTAAATTCTAGAAAATATCGGCGCAGGTACGGTTTTATTTGTTTTAGGATCATTCTCAAATTGGTCATCCATTAAGGAGTTCCATCCTCTACTCACTTTTAATTGAGTAGATTTCATAGCCATTAAAGCTTTTTCTGGACTATTCCCATTAATGATTACAAAATGATTTGCTGTTTTGATAATTTGATTACCATTATCTAAAACATCCTTATTGGCAGAGTCCTTTTTAGTTTTAGCTAAAATTTCAGGGCCTCTGTCAGGGTGAACAGGTCTACCTTCTTTACGCTCGAAAGGTGCCCATTCAGGGTAGGTTAGCTTATAAAAGCAAGGTATTATTTCAATACCTTTTTCTCCATTATACAGTTTTTTTGTAACTGTATTATAGAACATTCCTGGTTCTGCTCCTTCAACATAATTCGCATGTTTTTTTTTAGTTTCATCCGAACTTGTTTGAAGCAGTTTAAGAAAAGGTAAAGCTAAGTCATCCTTGTCAATGTTTTCAAGACCCATTCCTGAATCTTGTACAAAGTCCAAAGTAGCTACTGCTCCACCTTGTTTTGTTGTTATGTCGTTTGTTTCTTGTGACATGTTATTTGCTCCTTGTTATTTTTGTTTTGTTTCCCTTAAACAGGTTGAAATGTTCAGAGGGCAAGTCTAATTTTTTTTCAACTCGCTCTCTGTATAGTGCTTTGAGAGTCATGGGTTCAACTTTCAGCTTTTGGGCTGGTTCAAACCCATTTTCTCTCGCAAGGTTCGCATAATTGCTCGCCTTGTTATCTTCGCCACGACCAAAGGAAACAGTGATTTCATTTTTAATCAAATCACCCAGGTCATTTTCTCGAAGCCAGGTAAAAGCGCCCTCCTTATTTGCTACAGGAATCGTTGCGCTGTAAATTTGTTTTACTTCTATTCCAGATCCATCAGCTAATTTCATTGTTTTTAGCTTCATAGATTCCATTATTTCTGGAATAACTTCTACTGAAAGTTTGTCCGCTTCTTGTTTTTTGCGTTTCAATCTTTCTTCATCTTCTTTTATTTCATCTTCTAGTTTTTGTAATTCTAGAACATGTGTAGATAAACTTTTAACATTTTTTAGTTCGTCTACTTGTTGTGGAGCATCCTCTACAAACTGTTGCTGTAGGTTTTCATTACTCATATTTTTCCTTTCGTTTTATTTTTAATATATAAATACAATGTGGCATTTTTAAGGCACTATTCCTCTATTTTTCCTTTCTCGTATAGGTTTATTTCTAATGGATAATACATCTGTTCTTGCCTATCCCATTTTAGAAGATTAAATTTTCCATTATTTATATCCGACACAATTGCACATGCAAGTCCTATCACTGCAGGATCTCCAGATAATAATAAATAATCGCCAGAATTGTAGTCTTTTAAAAGTTTTCTTAGTTCAAATATAATTGGACCAGGGCTCATAATAATTTGAGTGTCTTCTTTAAGAAGAACTTTCAACTTACCATACTTTTGAGCGCCAATAATATTATATTTAGGACGACCCATCCGAGTTCCTGGTAATTCTTGTAATACGTAAACTGTACTTTCTTTTTCCATAAAAACTTTCTTGACAAAACATATAAACATAATTATATAAGAAGTCAAGAAAGAAAAAAATATGAATTATAAATTTAAAACAAAACCGTACGCGCATCAATTAAAAGCGTTAGAATTGTCGTGGAATAAGGAAGTATTTGCTTATTTCATGGAAATGGGAACAGGTAAATCTAAAGTATTGATAGATAATATTTCTATGCTTTATGATAAAGGTAAAATTGATGGTGCTTTAATTGTAGCACCTAAGGGTGTTGTTAAAACATGGTATGAACAAGAAATACCTATACACATGGTTGACCATATAGAAAAAACATCAGTTTTATGGCAGGCCTTAATCAATAAAACACAACAAGAAAAACTAAATTCACTTTTTAAAAGTGAAGTAAAGCTCCACATATTAATTATGAACGTTGAAGCTTTTTCAACTAAAAAAGGTGTTGAGTTTGCAGGAAGATTTTTAAATTCCCATAATGCTGTGATGGCAATAGATGAAAGTACAACTATTAAAAACCCCAGTGCAAAAAGAACTAAATCTATATTAAGTTTAGCCAACCTTGCAAAATATAGAAGAATATTAACAGGTTCACCTGTGACAAAATCACCATTAGATTTATATACCCAATGCCAGTTCCTCGATTCTTGGCTCTTGGGGCATTCTTCCTGGTACACGTTTAGAACTAGATATGCCATTATGAAAAACATGTATTTTAACGGTAAAACCTTTCAAAAGGTGGTGGGCTATAAAAATCTAGGAGAATTATCAGAAAAATTAAAACCTTTTTCACATAGAGTATTAAAAGACGACTGTCTGGATCTGCCTAAGAAAACTTTTATGAAAAGAATCATTCAGTTATCCTCAGATCAACTTAAAGTCTATGCACAAATGAAGCAATTGGCGTTAGCAGAGATGAATGGCAAAATGATTACAACAGCTACTGCCCTAACTCAATTGATGAGACTACAGCAGATCACTTGTGGCCATTTTAAGGCTGATGATGGTACTACACAGGATATTCCAAACAACCGTATGGGTGAATTAATTGATGTTTTGTATGAAATAGAAGGAAAAGTAGTTATCTGGGCCCATTGGCAGAGAGATGTGAATGTAATTATTAAAGAAATTGTTAAGGAATTTGGTGAGGGCTGTTGTGTGGATTATTTTGGATTAACACCACAAAATAAAAGACAGGAAAATATTAAAAAATTCCAGGAAGACGAAAATGTTAGATTTTTTGTTGGAACTCCTGCTACAGGAGGATACGGCATCACGTTAACTGCAGCTAGTAATATGATTTATTATTCTAACGGCTATGATCTGGAAAAAAGAAAACAGTCTGAAGCGAGGATAGATAGAATAGGTCAAACTAAACCAATGACTTATATAGACATCCTTGCGGAAAAGACAGTTGACGAAAGAATTGTCAAGGCTCTTCGCAAAAAAATTAACATCGCCGCAGAAATTATGGGCGAAGAATTAAAAGCATGGATTTAGAATTTTATGAACAGGGATCGGAAAGTCACTTTGTGGGCATGTGGTGGTGTCCTGCTCTAACGAGCGAATTTGGTTCGGTATTCCGAATCTCTAGTATTTCATTGGCCGTTAAATCAATAACCACCACAAATCCCTTAAAATGTAGGATATACGCGTGAAGCGTTGTAATTTTTGAATCCTATTATTTTACCGATATTTTTTTCGGCTTCTTGTTTTCGGGTGGATCGTATTTCAATTCCACTTTCAACATTCCATCCTCAAGCTTGGCTCCAGTGCATTCAACATACTCTGACAGTTGAAGCTGCTTTTTAAATGCACGTTTAGCTATACCTCTATGAACAAAGTCTTCTTTATCTTCAGAAGTTTTTCCTTCAATAGATAGAACTCCGTCTTGCACCTGGACATCGATGTCTGACTTTTTATAGCCAGCTAACGCCATCTCCAATGTGTATTTATCTTCACCTGCTTTCTTTATATTATAGTGTGGAAAGCCTGCGTTTATAGTTGGCAATCTATGGAAGCGATCAAAGAATGATTCGAAACCAATTGCGTTGTTTAGGAAATTATTTAAATTTATTAGATCAGTCATAGTAACCTCCTTGTTAGACA